CCATATATTCCAGATTGACTTCCCCAAACTTGTTCAGGGATGCCGCAAGTGCTTCCTGCGGAGTATCCGCATGGGTCATTTCATTGGCGTTGAATGATATATAATCCGCAAATCCAAATTTTCGCGGCCATTGGAACGAAGCGTTCAGATTTTGGGCTTTTGCATAAAACGAAGCGTTCAAAAATCGGCAAGCGCACAACAGCAAAAAAGCAACCTGAAAAGGCTGCTTTTTTAGTATCGTCAAGCCAATTAAAACAGGCTTGAAACGGCATTAAAATCTCAATCGAATTCCTTTGCCAATCCGGTTAAAATCACTATCTTTGTATAGTATCAAGCGGCTTTTGCGCTATTGGATTCGGGCTGGCTTTTATACAGCATAATGTCTGTGTATTTGGCGGAATAGTTCATTTGCGCATTGAATTCTACTTTCCGGCAATCCTTGAATGGGTTTCCAAGTGTATTGTTGGCTCCGATCCATTCGCACAATTCGATGATGGACGACTTGTTGGAGGTGAAATAGACAAATGGCTTGTCACGAAGCACATTCAACACGTCCAGATAGTCAGAAAGCCGCCAATACATTTTATAGGTTCCTACCTCGGTCGACAGATAAGGCGGGTCGACCAGGAACACGACACCGGGAATGTCCTTGTACCGCTCATACAGTGCCTTGTAGTCGCACGACATGACGGTCAGGCCGTCCAGATAGTCCGGGCAAAGCGGATAGTCCGTCATTCGAATGTTGTTATAAAGGACTTCCTTGCGCATTCCTTCCACGCTAAGCTGGTACTTCATCGAGAACATCAGGGAGGAGGAAAGCGTAATGAAGTCCACATATCCGGATTCTCTCTCCTCTTGGAGGATGCGTTCAAAAACACGTTCCCTCGTATCGCCCTTTATCGGCTTGTGGCGTGGCGTATCCTTGACTATTTCGCGCAGGTCGGCCAACAGTACATTTGTCTGCGGAATGGCCCGCAAACGTTGGCAGTAGCCGTCATAATCGTTGTACACGACCGTTGCGTCCGGCCGCTGATGCTTGGCAATATGCGAAAGCAGTCCGCTTCCGCCAAACAAATCCACAAATACGGTCTTGTCCTTGAACTGTTCCAAGACTTTGATAAATTCACGGGCAAACATGCGCTTTTGCCCCACAAACGGCAGGGGTGCCGACAGATAAAGTTTTCTCATACGTTCAACTCGAATTTTATGTTTTCAATCCCGGACAGCAGGTCTTTTGTCCGGGACACGTTGTTTTCATAGATATGCACATTGCCAAGATCAAGCGTAATGGATTTGAGGGGCAAGTCTATCTGCCTTGCCATCAGATAAAGATGATAGATGTCGGAAGGAAGGCCGAGGTTGGCGTCAGAACTGCGCTGGTACGCCGATATGACCAGCTCACCCTCGTCTATCTGGAATTGTACAAGGCTCAAGCAGGGTGCTTGGTTTGTTTCCACGCCTGTCGCTCCAAGGAACAGCACATAGTTCTTGCTGCTGCGCTTCTCCAAATTGATTTTGGCAATAAGCGGCGGCAACTTTTCAAAATACGTCGGGTAGCTGTTTACCAGCGTATGGCCGCAGTAATCCCACCAGGTAATGCCCGCATCCCGATATTTCTCCACATCGCGCTCGCCCTGCATGAACAAGGTGAGTTCTGTTTTCAGCTTCTTCCGTGCAATGCCGTGGCTCTCGAATATGTCAAGCAGGTCGGCAGGTGAGAGTACCAGCCTTTCATTCAGGAGATACCTGATCCTGCCCTTTTTGTTTGTCTGGACTTTGCCCGTTCCGAGTATCTTGTCCAGCATCTGATAATACTTGTTCATCGCCTATTCTTTTTAAGTCAGCGCAAAGGTAGCGATGAAGGGCAAGACGGAAGAATCCGCAGGACGAATTACACTGCATCAAGCGTACAGCATTTTCCGAAACGCTTTATCACATCATAGACTTTGCGCTCGCAGATGGAATACTTGTTGGCCAGATACAATACGGCATAAGTCGTCTTCTCGCCCCTGTTCTTCATTTCCTCAAACTCCGAATAAAGGTCTATATAGCGGACATCATCCTGCTTGATGCCCAGCCTTATGAGCATTTCCAATGGCTCCCTGTTAAATTTAAGTGCTTCAAATAAGGTCATATCCAATCATTTTATTACTTTTGCAACGCCAATCACTTATTACAATGCAAAAAGCGAACCTGCGACGAGGGTATCGGCCCCCGGTCGTGCAGGTTCGCTTGCGTTGTTTATTAAGTGATTGGCGTTACTTATATCAACAGGCCGGGGGCTTTTTTCTATCCCTCCCCCGTGGGGATTCATTCGTTACCCGGCTTCATACAAAGCCAAATCCAGCGCATCTTTCTTCTTCCATCCTTCCTGCAAGGCATCCTGAATATGCTTCATCGCCTTAACATAGAAGTCCTGGAGTTCCTCCACTGTCTCAAATGTCCGATAGCTCGGCGCGTCGTCCGTGCCCAGCTTGAACGTCACGGGCAGGTTCTGTCCTCCACTCTGCACGGCAAGATCGTAGGCCGCCTTGTAGTTGAACTGGTTCTCACCCGACAGCCATACGGGCTGCCCGTCATACTCAAAACCGGACAGGATGCGTTCGTCCGTCCTGGCATTATACCAGTCCGACACCAGTGACCGCACTTCTTCCGCGTCCGGCCTGTGGCCGAGTTCCTCTTCCATATAGGAGGCGGAGCCGTCCTCTTTCACTTCCACGTCCCAGCGGACGCGCCATTTGCCTTTCACCGGGTTCGTGCATTCCAGCAGCGACACGCCGGCACTTCCTTCCACTCGTTTCATAGCCTAACTGAATACATACTTTGTCCGACCTTTCCCGAAGGTTTCCGTCCGGATGATGGTCTCGAACGGGAAGCCGTCGGGGATTTCCCTCACTTGCGCGAGGATGTTCTTCATCTCCTCGCTGTTGGTGAAGAACTTCCGCGCCTCGCCATTCACCTCGATAGCTACGATGCAGCGGTCTTCGCCCTGTTCCGTCTTGATGCCTGTCTCGAAGTCCTTCACCACGATGGGAAGGTTCACCAGTTCCCGGATGCTCACCACAGTGCCGGGGAATCGCTTCTTGCCGTCTTCGGGCTTGTAAGCGACGTTCAAATCCTTAAATGATCTCATGTCTTTGCCTGTTAATTTATTGAACAACTTGTGGCAGTCCGCGTGCTTGGCCATGCCGTAGAAGCTGGCCACCAGCTCGCGACGCCTCCTTCTCGATTTTACCTCGTGCATTTTTCGGGCGAACTTCTGCTTGATGCGCTTGCGCAGCCGGACGTAGTCCGGGCGTATCACATACCCCAAGAAGTCAATGCCCTCGTCCACGGGAAACACCCGCTCATTGGATTTTACGGACAGCCCTATACCGGCCATCCGCCCGTGGACGGCATCACGAATCTTCCACAATTCCGCTTTCGTTTCACCGAGCACGACACCGTCATCGCAATAGCGGTAGAAATGGCGGACACCGTGCCTGTCCTTCAGATAATGGTCCAAATATACAGACAAAAGCAGGTTGCCAAGCCCTTGCGAGCTCCGCAGCCCGATGCTGATGCCCTGCGGCATGAGCCGGGTGAAGTTGTCCAGCATGGCGATGAGCTTCCCGTCCTTGAAGACGCGGCGCACGCAGTACATGACAAAGTCCTGCCCGACGCTCTCGTAAAACTTGGAGATGTCGAACTTGTAGCAGTACCGCGTGCCTGCCGGGTCCTCCTCCATGTCACGGCGGATGTACGCCAGCAGGTCGTGCATCCCGCGTCCTTTGATGCTGGCCGAGGTGGTTCGGATAAAGCGCTTCTTCAGGTGCCGGTCCACCACGGCCATGACGGCATGGACGGCTATCCTGTCCTTCATTGTCAGAACCTGGATGCGGCGTTCCTTGCCGCCTTCGCGGATGATCCGTTCCCGGTAGTCCCTGACGGCGAATGTCCCTGAAGATATGCGCCCGGCCAGTTCGCTGATCACCTCTTCCCGGTGCGCAAGCAGGTAACGGCCCTGGCGGCTCTTCTTGCGTTTGGAGCCGCGCAGTACCTGGTCGAACGAGTCCGACATGTTGGAGTATTCCGTTATCTCCTCCACGATATGGCCTTCCCTGTGCATAGGCATCTGTCTTTTTGTTCCACAATACGGAAGATATGGGCCTTCCTTTCCCCGGGCCTGACTTCTTCGAGCCTTGCGGCCTACCAAACTCCACCCGACACGTGATTTTTCAGCTTTCCGCCTTACAGGCCCTGCGGCCATGCGCTGTTGCTGGGGCTTGCCTCCCTCGGCTCCGCCTTGGGGACACGTCCCCGGTGCTGTACGCCGATTCTTTGATTTCCAGACGCGAGCCGACATTCGTGTTCGTGTTCGACGCATCGTTATTCGCATTCGCATTCGACACACCGCCATTCGCGTTCGCATTGTTGTACCCGCGATAGACCACACGGCCTATTGGGAGGTTCCGCCTTAATTTGTGTTACAAAGGTAAGCATTATTCCGCCAAAACAAGCGGAAACGCTACACTGTCAGGCAAATGACACGGTTTTGTCAAAATCCCGAAAATTTTCGACCGGCTCCGCCGGTAGTCTTTCGCTTCGCTCACGCTTTGACGCTTTGGCGCGATGCGCCTCCGGTTACGTTTACGCCTCCCCGGTTATCGCCTTGTACGCTGCCACGCTTTCCGCCCTGACGATTTTGCCGCGGAAGGCCAGACGAGAACCGATGCTCGTGCTCGTATCCGAGGAATCGCTGCTCGCATACGACATCGAAACACCGCCATACGGGTACGCGCTGGCGCTGCCACGATAGACCACACGGCCGGCTGCGGTGGATATGTAATACTTGTCACAATAGTCGGTTGACGACGATCCGTTCACATTGCCGACCGGCACCATGTCCATGTATTTTCCGTGGGCGACGGCGGTTATCCAGCGGTCGCTGCTGGTCATGCCTTTCACCATCCGGGTTGTCCCGTCCGGCATCCAGATGCGCCACTTGCCGCTGTTCCCGCTGTCGTTCGGGAGGTCCACCCAGTCCATCATATCGTACTTGTTGCCGAAGATGTCCTCGTAACCCAGACAGCAGGTGTTGTTCACCTGCGTCACCGTGGCCATGCCGTACTCGTCCTCGTCCTTGTACCAGGCATACTGGTGGACAAGGTTGTCGATCATGCTGTTCGTCACTTTCGTATCTATCTTCGAGGCTTCCTCGTAGCCGATGGTGTCGGACATGCCGTGCCCGGCCGTTCCGCCCGTCACGCGGCTGTTCGTGTGCTGGCCCGCGCCACACTGCTCCTGGCTGTCCCGGCGGCCGTACTTTGCATAGAACAGGTTGGCGATGCGCGAGTGCATCAGTGCGTCGATCTGCTGCATACCCCGCTGCTGGCTGTAATAATGGAAGTCTGTCCACGACAGGCTCGCCGCCGTGCTTCCGCCTGTGATGCAGGCGTGGAGACTTGTGCCCACTATGCTGCTGCCCACCACCGCACAGAGATGCTCGTCGCTGGCCACCCAGTCGGGTTCCATGTCCTCCACCTTGTCGCTGTTCGACAGCACCACCTTGTCGAACTCCGCCGTGTTCAGAATGGAAAAATACAGGAATGCGGCATCCTCGGGCACGTCGTGAAGCAGGTACATGCCGGCCTCGAACTTGCTGCTCAGAGTCGGGACGATGACTTCCTGCACCACCGTCCCTTCCGCGTCCGTGAACACCGAGCCGACCAGGTTCGTCCCCGGCACGCTGGGGAAGCGCACCCTCTTGTAGCCCGATACCGCCACGCGGCAGACGGAATAGGTGCTGTCCGTGCTGTAGGAGTTGGCAAGGTCGCCTTTGCCCGTCATTATCTTCTTGCCGTCCTGCCAGCCTCCGTCACGCTTGATGTCGTCCAGCGTCAGGACCGTGGCCTCCGGCGTGTCGGGCATCTCGTCCGCGCCGTTGGAACTGTAACAGCTGTAATGCTTGCCACCCAGGTAGTCGTTGATACCCTTGCACCAGAAGAACGGCTCGTACATCATCCAGTCGCCTTCCGTGCCGTCCAGCTTTGCCGCCGTGCCGTCGGCATACCTGTTGCTGTCCTTGTCGTCCAGCGGGCAGTAGGTCATCTCGCCGTCGAAGTTGTTGGCCACCGTGTCCACGTTCGCTATGCGGATGTTCCGCGTCGTGGGCTTTTTCGTCACCTTTGCCAGCGTCCGGAAGCGTCTGGCGAGGATGGCCGTGATATGCCCGCTCGGCTTGTAGGCGTTTCCGTACTTGTATCCGGTTTCGTTGTCGGGGTTGCTCACGTTCGCGTCGTCGCTCACCGTGTCGTCGAACTCTATCATGGTATATTGGGGCTGGCGGATGTTCAGTTCGTCAAAACGCTCCGCGTACTTGTTGAAAGTCCCGTCGTCCAGGTACTTCGTCAGCCGGTATGTCCCCGCCAGCTTGCACCGCGTGTTCGTGGTGTTGCCCTGCGCGTCGAAGCCGCCCAGCCCGGCATCGTACCATTCTTTCAGGTCGCTGCCGTCGCCTTCCAGTTCCAGTCCGGTGATGCGGACATATTTCAGCTTGCCTTTCAGGGCGAACAGCTCCTTGAACACGGCCAGGGAGTCTATTTGCGCGCAGTTCTCTATCCAGATGCCCGTCAGGTTCCGCTTGTTGTCAAAGGTTACCGCGCTCCACTTGATGTACTGCATCGAGCGCAGGATGAGCGTCTGGAAGTTCGCCGGCAGGTGCAGCCTCTCCACCGCCGCGCCCTCGACGAAGGTGATGGTGCTCAATGCCGTGCAGCCCGCCGCGTTCACCTCTTCCAGACGGTTGCAGCCGCCCAGGTCGAGGCTCGGCAGGTTCGTGTAGTTCACCACGTCCAGCTTCCGCAGCATGGGCAGCTTCGTGCCCAGTACCAGCTCGGTCAGGGCGTAGGTGTTGCCGCTGTTGCCCAGCGCCAGTTCCTCCAGCACGGGAAGGTTCGGAAGGCTCATGTCCGTGAAGCCGCCCCAGTCCGAGAGGTCGAGCTTCTTCATCCACTCCCCGCCGAACAGGTGGAAGATGGTGCCGATGTTCGCCGTCTGGCCGTAGGTGTAGCTCCATTCGGCGTCTTTTGTCACCGCGTCGTGCGTCATCGTGTCGCCCTCCCTGCGGAACTCGAAGTAGAAGTCGCGCGCAGGGGTGGCCCGCACCGTCGCGCCCGCCGCGCTGTTGCCCTTGAACGATATGTCCGTGGCCGTGTACTGCCCCGTGCTGTATCTCGCGTCGAACAGGCCCATGCGGTTGCCCACCCACCAGTGGCGGTGCGCCTTGCGGTTGCCCTGCATCGCCTCCAGGTAGGAGTATTTCACGTTGGTCACCGTGCCGTCCTGGTTCACCTCCACGCCTTCGGTCTTGGGTTCCACATATTTGTTCAGCGCGTCCAGGTTGTAGATGCGCTCGCAGAACTTCGCGCTCTGCTCGTCGTCGAACATGGCGAAGACGGTGCTGTCGCTCATCCGTTCCCGGATGCGCCTGTAGGCCGCGGCCAGCTCGTCCGGGAACTGCTCGCGTAAATTCTTCCACAGCACCGAGTCGTGCCCGGCGTAGGCGTACACGGTCTTGTCCTCCGTGCTAAGCTCCGGGTCGGTGGTGTTCTCGTCCACGTCCCACGGGTATTTCAGGCGGCCGTCGTTGCGCACGCCGAGGATGGTGTCGCAGTCGTAGAATATCATGTAGGCCAGCGTCTTCTCCTTGTCCGGGTCGTACCAGAAGGCCATCATCATGTTCTTCACCCGCTGGTCGACGCAGCCCATGATGTCCGTGAACATGTAGTAGTCGCACAGGTAGTCCACGTCGAAGTAGTCGGCCAGCTCGGCCTTGAACTTCGCACCGTCGTTCCGGGTGGACTTCACCCACGACACCACCCTCTGCAGGTTGGCCGGTATTTTCGTGCCGGCCTCGTACTGCGCGTTCAGGTCGTCATCGTCCGGGAACCGGGCCTCGAACACCTTCAGCCAGTTCGGGGTGCCGTCGTCACCCTTCGTGGTGAAGTCGTCGTCCAGGAACATCCCCATCGGGTAGTCGTTGTTCAAAAATTCCCAGCACTCCGTCGGGTTCTGCCCGCCGAACTTGTCCGTCACCCATGCCTGGTCGTGGTAGCCCGGTATGTTCAGGAAGCCGAACACGGCCTCCGTGCTCTTGTCGTTGTTGAAGTTGAACTTGCCCAGGAACTGCGGCGTCTCGTCCGCGCTGCCACGGTAGAACAGGTAGCACGGCTCGCCGTCGATGGTCGTGCGCACTTCATACGGATAGGAGGAGTCGCAGTGTTTCTGTACCGGTGTCAGTTCCCCGGCCTGCGTCAGGATGTTCTGCACCAGCTTCGCCATACCGGTATTATGGGAGCTTGACGATTCGGCGAAGTCGGCTTTCAGGCAGAAGCAGTCCACCGGCGCGGCCTGTTTCTGGCTGCCACTGGCAGGACGGAATGAATACACGGCCTCTTCCTGCAGCTCGCCGCCCACGCCCTGCTCGTCGCAGCCCAGATAAAGCTGCCCGGCCACTTTCGAGGCGTTCTTGAAGTAGATGCGGTAGTTCTTTATCGGGTAGGCCAGCGAACTCGTGCCCTGCAGCCTGATGCAGCCGCCCACGCACTTGAAGTTCAGTTCCTGTTTCCCCTTCACCACGCAGAGCATCTCGTCCACGTCGTATTTCGGGTCCTTGTCGTTGTTCACCGCCGCCTGCAGCACCGTCGCCACCCCGTTGTCCTGCCGACCGGTGATGATGATATACCGCATCCCGTCGGGCACGCTGTCCACCGTCACATTGCCGTTCTCGTCGATCACGTCGTTCGACTCGTACAGGGCCATCATCCCCTCCGCGCTGTCCTGGTCTATCATATAGGTCTCCAGCACCTGCGAGTCGCTCAGGTAGGTGTCGTAGGCCCTCATCAGGTACACGTCCGTCGTCGCGCCGTCCGAGCCAAGCTCTATGTACGCAGGACTGGCCTGGTACACGCTGTCCGACGTGCTGCGCTGCACCGAGCCGGACATGATGCCGTTGATGTACAGGTACACCATCTCCGTGTTCCGCTTCTCGTAGTCGCTCGACCCGTCCGTGCTCTTGGGGAAGCTCACAAACGCCACCTCGTACACCTCACCGGCGGCCATCTTCATCGACAGCTCGCTCTTGCCCCTTGTCACCATACGTGCCTCCTGCGCCGTGAGGACGAAGCCGGTTCCGTCGGCGTCCATGCAGCGGATGACCTCCGCGTCCTCGTCAACTACTTCGCTGACCTTGTATTTCACGATGAAGGCCATCGCGTTCGTCACGTTCTGCTCCGGCTGTGCCAGCGGCCTGTGTTGCACGGTCGCCCTTGCCGTGTCTGTCAGGCGCAGGGCCTCGCCCGTCCAGCCGTCGCCGCCCCACTTGAAGCCTTCGAACAGCGTTCTTATGCCGTTGTAAGTCCATTCTTCCTTGTTCACGTCGCTGTTGCTCCGGCCCTGCGCCGACAGTTTCAGCGTCAGGCCGTCCGTCGGCTCGCTGAGGTTCAGGTCGCTCTTCTCCGCGATGAGCCGGAAGCTGTATGTCGTGTCGCCCACCACAATCCTGCACTGCTCCTCGCCGTAGTTCGAGGCTCGCAGCGTCAGGTTCTGCGCCGTGAACGGCACGGAGGCGGACGAGGCCAGCGTGCCGCCCACATACACGTCCGCCCGCGTCGGGGTTTCCTTGGGGTTGTAGGCGGCATATTGCAGGGTGTAGCTGTCGTACTGCTTCGTCTGGATGTAGGGCGTCTGTCCCTTTTCGATGACCGCCCCGTCCGCATAGTCGAACCTCGCGGACACCAGCGGCGTGTTGTTCCCGGCCTCCCGGATGCCCACGGCGAACAGGATGCTGTTGGACTTGATGGTGCTCCCGTCCGACAGTTCCAGTTCCACCACGAGCTGCACCGTGTGCATGCCGTGGGCCAGGTTCGTGGTCGCTATGGAGAAGCTGCCGTTGGCCGTGGAACTGGTGATGCTGCGGTCTTCCGTGTCCTCTCCGTCCACGTAGCAACGCAGGGTCTTGGTGCCGGCACCGCTCAGGGCGTAGGGGATGCTTAATGTCTGGCCGCGCGTGACGGCCGTGGCGATGCCGAAGCTGCTGCTCAGCGTTAACTGTACCACGTTGATGCTCCACGTCACCTGCGCGACCTGCATCTCCGCGCCTTCGCCCACTTCGACACGAACGCGGACGGTATTCGTGCCGATGCCCATGTATTTCGTCACGTCCACCGTGTTCGTGCTGCCGGCGGCCACGGTCTGCGTCAGCGTGTTGGTGTTCGCGCCTTGCGTCACGGTCACGGTGACACGGCCGGGGTTGCCGGTGCTCTCGCCGGTCGTGGTGTCCGTCTGGTCGTAGGTGTAGGTCAGCTTCACCTCGTCGCCGCTCTTGACGGTCCTGTTCGGGGTGACACGCGTCAGCACGACTTTCGTCGTGGCCACCGTGCCGCCGCCTCCGCCGGTGAACATGTCGCTCGTGCTGATCACCTCGCCGGCCTCGTTCAGAAGGCTCAGCGAATAGGCCTTGTCCGCGCCCTCGCCGATTTCATTGAGCTGCAGGGCGGTGCCGTAGGTGGATGCCTTCTCGTTTATCTTGGCCGCCACGCCCTTGCCGCTCACCGGGTTCGTCGAGTTCTCGTTCACCGACTGGTCAACCTCCACCACGGGAATGTCAAGGTTCACCGTCCCCTGTCCGTCGGGACTGAGTTCTTCGGCGGCCGTGCCTTTCGTCACCTTGATTTTCTTGATCGCGTCGCCGCCTCCGTAACGGTTCCAGGCCGAAGCGGTCAGGAAGGACGAAATGTCAGTACCTTCAAAACGGTAATCCAGCCATTTGCCGGCAGATGCCTCGAAAGTTATCACCATGCCGGGCTTGTCCTCGTCAGCAATGTCGGCATCTGCCAGTGCGGCCACGGCGGTTTCCAACGTGTAGTAGCCTGTTTCCAGAGGATGGAGCAGCGTCACGTTGTAGAAGCCGCTGCCGCTCCCGCCGCCTCCGGCCTTCACCAGGTCGCCCTCCTCGTCACTCCACGCATACAGCGTGTCACCGCAGATATAAACCTTGTCCTTCAGGATGGCAGACCGCGTATCGTCAAGATACATGTCTGCTCCGGGCAGGCCGTTATTGCCTCCTGCCCAGTTGTTGCAGTATTTGCCGTCTGTATATACGCCTGCAAACGCCTTCAGGCTTTTTATATAGACGACCTCCGTCACATTTGTGCCGGATACGGCATCCACCGTCCCGCTTTCCACGATGCGGTTGAACCTTGCGGTCGCCCCTTTCATGGCGGCCCTGGCCGTGTTCTCATATTGGCTGGCCGCCGTGTTGGCCTTGCCCGCCGCCTCGTTGGCGGTGGCCGCAGCGGAATTGGCGGCGTTCTTGGCTTCCGTGGCCGTACCGGCCGCTGCATTGGCTGTCTGGGCTGCCGTATTGGCCGCCTGCGCCGCTTCGTTGGCCGTGGCCGCCGCATCGGTGGCAGGCTTCTGGAGCAGCGTCATCGGGACATTTACCAGTTCGCTTCCTTTCACGCCGGGCAGGGAGTTCACCCCGTTGAGCGATGCCACCGTTTCCAGTTCCTGCACGCCCTGGCTCTCCGCCTTGATGGCGTTGAGCACCTGCTGTATGTCTTCCTGTGATATGGCCATAGTCAGTTCATTCTATATTGGTTAAACTTCCATCCTGTTCATTCTCACCGCCGCCTTCTTCCTCCAATTGGGCACGCAGCCCGTCAATGAACACCGGCGTACAGAAACGTTCCGCCAGCCCCGTAATGAGCCGCACTTCTTTGTCCGTAAACTCTTCCGCGCCTTCACTCCTGTATATCTTCAACGCAAGCGCATGGGCACGGATGCCGTTCGCGTTCATATAGACGATGTCCGCAAAGCTCTCCCTTGCGTCACCTGTCCGGATGCCCCTGCCGTTTATGCCGGCCGGCATTGCAAACTGTTTGAAATTCAATTTTGTCATATTCCTAACTTGAATAGTTCAATATCTGGTATCTGAATCCGTCAGCCTTGGTAATCAGCACCATGACGGAATCTCCCTGCTCCATTGCGTAATCCACCTTGTTCTCGTTCTGGTCATATATGCCTTTCAGGGTAATCCTTTTGGTTCCCGGCCTGGCCTTGAAGGTCACGACCGCCGCAAAATCGGATGGCAGGGAGCTGACGCCGAACTGCCGTGCGACGCTTGATTCGTTCGGGAGTTCCACGTCAGTCCCCGAATAGTTCGGGTCGTTGTAATAAAGCAGGATTACATTATGCTGCGAAAAGTCCACCTTGTATGTCCCCCCTGACAGCGTCAGTATCTTTGCCCTGGAGTTGATGAAAGCCGGGGCGATCATTGCCGCGTCCGAATAAACGCCGTAGTTTTTCGTCCCTCCGCTCACATTGATGAACAGGCCGTAATTTGCCTGGTCGAACCCGTAGCTGCCATAGGTGTTCGCCGTTTTGTTCACTATGCGTCCTGCAGCCGTAAAGGCACCGCCGACACTGCCGGGTATCACATCGTCACCGAACATCACATAGGAATTCGTTCCGCCCACACGGATGAAGTCGTCATATATGGCCAGAGAACCGCCGCCTCCCGATGCGGTGGCCGCAGAACCGATACGCCCGTTCGCAATCTCGAACCCGCCGATGCGGCCGACATTGGCCTCGAAGGATCCGTCCGCAAGGATCTTGAAATAACTGTTGGCGGTTACGGCTCCTTCAAGGCTGATGCTTGACGCCTTTATCTTTACCCCTTCCGCACCCGCACTGACAAAAGACTTCAGGTTGCCGTTCTCATCTATGGCGAAAAGTCCGGACATGTCCTTTTTGGTTATCAGCCCGGCACCGGAAACGAGCTGTCCGTTTTCATCGAACAGGCCGGAAGCTACCAGGTTCATGTCGGCCTTGGTGACGATTTGCGAACCTTCAATGACGTTCCCGTCCTTGTCGAAGTTGGCCGCGGCTATCTTCACCAGCTTCTCCGACTGCTCGAACAGGGTCCTGTACTTGTACGCCAACGCCTCCGCCCGGTCCGTGCTAAGCACCAGCATGTACAGGTATATCTCGCCCGTGAACGCCAGCTTGAAGTCGCCCGTGCCGTTCCACAGCCCGCTGTGGTTGAATATCTGGTAACCGTCCGTCACCGCCAGCTCGCCGTCGTAGCTGAACTCGTTGAAGTTCTCGAACCCGGTCTTGTCCAGCCCCTCGAACGTTATCGTCAGCCGTCCGGCCCTGGCCACGCGGTAGAAGAAGCTCAGGTACACCGCCTCCGGCTTCTTCTCACCCTCGGTGTTCACCTCGGTGTAGTCGGGAATGAAGCGGAAGTTTTCGTGCTTCTGCAATATGTATTTATTCCGTATGTACACCGTGGTGCGGCCGCCGTCGGTCTTCACGCAGGCATAGTTCGTCTTGTCGGACAGCGGCGCGCCGTTCGCCCATATCCATTTGCTGCCCAGCAGGAAGAAGGTGGCCTCGTTCTCGGTGTCCCATTTGTTCATGCCGTCGCCGAACGAGGCGTTGTCTAAATAACTCTTATCTTCCGTAAAGTCCTTTCGCAAGCCTTCAACAGCGGCCTCTATCTTGCCCTCGGTGATCTCGAACCGCGTCAGGATGTCCTCGCCGGTGGTCAATACGAACGTGCCCATCAGGTACACGTTGTCGCCGTACAGGCCGTTGCCGTGGGGCTGGTTGTCCGCCGGGAACCGGCTGTCGCTGATGCCGTCCAGGTTGCCCAGCCGGACGCGGAGGCAGCCGTCAAAGTTCTTGGCGCTCACGCCGTCCAGCACGTCCACCCTCGGCTGCCCGTCTTCGGTCGCCGCGATGGAGATGAGGTTCTGGCGGAGCCGGTTCTGGGTGTTGCCCATCAGCACGCACTCGTCGCCGGCCTTTGGCTCCACGTCACCGAACTCGCCTACGGGCACGGTGATGCCGCTGCCGTCTGAAGCGGACACTTCCACCCAGTAGCCGCGCAGGGACGCGCCGGTGAACTCCGCGCAGCGCATCAGGTCGTGCGCCACGAACTCATTATCCTGCTCGAAGGTGATTTTATAACTGTCGCCGTCTTTTGTGACGGTCTTTATCTTGCCGCTGGCCGCGCTGACGACGAACTGTCCGCCGATGCTACGTACCTTCTGGATGAGCAGTTCCAGGGCTACCAGCGTCTGCCGGATGGTCACCTTGTCTATCGTCAGGTTGCTCAACCCCGTCAGCGCGTCCATCCACAGCTTCCAGCCCTCGCCGAACATACCGTCCACGAACCGCACCGAGCGGAGCAGCTCCCGGATGACGGCGGTCAGCCACTCGGCGTTGCCGTCACCGTCCACGCCCGCACCGCTTTCCCCGGCCTTGTACCGGCCGAAGTCCGCACCTTTCAGGAAATGGAGCTTCTCCTGCGCCGTGTCCTCGCGCAGCCGGCTCAGGGATTCCTTCAACGCCCTGCGTGCCGAGAACACGTTGTTGTCGGTCGGATAGGTGTTGTCCCAACTCCGTATCAGGTCGGGGAAGCTCCCCGCCGTTGCCGTCTTCACATAGTTCTTCGCATCGGCAATATTGCCGTTGATGCTTTCCATCGTGCCGGTGCTCACCGCGTCGCTGATCTCCACGTCCATCTGCGAGGGCAGGTTCACCTGCCGGGTTATCTTGGTTATGCGGCTGCTCCTGTATCCCGTTTCGGGGAAGTATTGCGCGCTTTCCAGCCGGACGCGGCGGCCCACATACAGGTCGATGCCGTTTTCCTCTATATATACGTGGTCGGTCGGCCCCTTGTAGCGACCCGCGTCCACGGCGTTTTCCTCGTTGTATCTGTCCACCGCCTCCCGGAACTCCTGCTCGGCCAGCGGGTAGTATTCGTCCGGCATCCGGATGTTCCAAAGGATGTACTTGTCGCCCGCCTTCGGGCAAAGGGTGTCGTTGGGAAGCTGGGTGCCGTCGTCATACGGCCATATCGTGATCAGCTCGAACTCGTGGGTGTCGCTGTCGTAGTTGGCCTCGAAAAAGTAGGTACCGTCCTCCTCGTCGCCCAGTCCGGCCAGTTCGCTCCCTTCCTGAAAGGAGATGCGCTTCACCTTTTCGGCTATCTCGTAGCTGTTCGGGTCGAAGCCCAGGCTGTTGTCCTTGAAGTAGAATATCTTGTACGGGTTGCCTTCCTCGTCGGTCATCTCCTCGCTGCGCACCGAACTCACCGTGCCGATACGCTTGGGATAGATGTCCGAAAAGGCGTCCGCCTCGTAATGGTGCCATACGCCGTACTTCTCCACGTTCACGTCCACATGCTTCACGCCGCCGGGAAGCTGGAGCCGGCTGTGGCCGTATTTCTCCGGGTCAATGTTCCGGCTGCTGCCCACCGGGTAGAGCCGGGTGTAAAACTTGGCGTTGTCGGCCATGTCGCAGCTTATGCCCGTCAGGCCCTTGTTATACCCCAGCGTCACCTCCTCGCCCGTCTCGCAGCGGCACACGTTCACCGTCTGGCCTTCCACCCACCACTCGGCACGGTTCCCGGCTTTCTCGGCCACTTCCTTCAGGGCTTCGTCGCAGTATTTCCCTTCGTAGTCGATGACGATGTTGTCCGCACCCTCCACCGTGCCGACCTTCCAGTCGGTGGTGCGGTTCATGCCGTTGTTGATGCTCTTCACGATGAGGGCCACATGTTCCCTCGGAGGGGCGGTCAGCGTGAACACGGGTTCGTCGTCGCCGTCCGTGTCGTTCAGCACGAGGAAACGCTTTATCAGGCTTTCTATCCCGTACAGCTTCACGTCGTACCGCCACTCCACCGTGCTCTTCTGCTCCGGGCGGTAACGCTCCATGAGCCAGTATTTCTGTCCCCGGAACTCGGCGTAGTCGTTCACCTCCAGCGCCACGTGCTCGTACAGCGTGAACGACAGGGTGAGCACATTGTCACCCTGCAGTTCGTGCTCCTGCGTCGAGTTGTCATCGCAGGGCGCCTGTATCTTCACCGTTCCGTCGCTGCCGTATATCGTTACCATATCGTTATAATGCCGTTAGATTGCCGTTCAAATAGTGGGTTTCGGTTCGCGGAAAGTCACCGTGAACCGGCTCGCCTGCCTGCCCGCCTGCCAGAGGTAGGTCAGGGGCTCGTAGTCGCTGCCGTCCTTGTAGAACACGTGCAGCGTCAGGTCAAGGTCGGGGAAGCGGATGTCCAGCCATCCGTCGTCCCCATGTTTCAGGAAGGCGATGAACGACCGGTACTGCGACAGCCATGCCTCGCGCGTGTCTGCGTACAGGGCGAACGTGAGTTTCACGTCCCGCGCCTGGTTCCTCACGTCCAGCACGGACGAGTATTTCTCGCCGTCCTCCTCGCGGATGTCCACCGCCACGTGGGTCTTGGTCTTGGCCGGGGCCATGATGGCCTTCAGGTTGTTCCGGTCGCCCCGCTTCTTCTCGCAGAGGAACACGCCGTATTCCGTCCAGATGTCGGTGCCGTTCACCAGCACCTTGCCTCCCAGTATCGCGTCCATTGCCATAGTTCATTTCATCTTAAGTCCGTCCCTGATAATCTTTTTAATGTCCTCCTTGATTTCTCCGAGGTGTTTCGCGCTGTTGCCGGTGTTCTCCTCGATGCGCCGGAGGTGGTCTACCGCCGTGCCCATCTGCTCACTCACGTCCTGCATCCGCTCGTCGATGCTGGCCCAGTGCATCTGCCCGGAGGTGAATAGCCCTTCGAGCTTGGTGCCCTGCTCCTGGCTCATCGCGCTGAAGCTGCCGGCCCTGCCCGTCTGCGTCGTGCCGCCTTCATCCCCGCCGTACCCGGTGGCCTCGGCCAGCTTGTCGCGCAGGGCCACGGCATCCTCCACGATGGCCCCGTAGCTGTCCGTGAGGGCGGCGATGTCCTCCTCGCTCAGGTCGTTGTCCTTCATCCGTTCGGCGAAGTCCTCGTACCAGGCTTCCAGCCGTTCCTTGTACTGCTCGCCTATCTGGTTGCTCAACAGCGCACGCATGAAGTATTCGCTGACATTTCCGGCTATCTCCTCCGCGCTCGCGTCCATGTCCATCAGCGTGTCGATGAAGCTGTCGTACAGGCTGTCGAAGGAAATCTGGGTCAGGCTCTCGTTCAGCTGCTCTTCCAGTTCCTCCAGCTTGCCGGCCTGGTCGATGTAGTCGTCCAGCTTCTCCGTCAGCCGCCCGCCGTAGCCGCCCTTGCCCGTGTCCTGTATCTGCTTCCACATGTCCACGTTCGAGCGGAGGGTTTTCATCTCTTCGGGGGACAGGCTCCACAGACTGCCGTCCCACTGCCTCCCTATCTGCTGGCTCAGCTTGTCTATCTGCTCTTGGGAGAATCCGCCCCAGTAGTAGTTCCACGAATGGTGCGAGCCGTGGTACCCGGCCTGCGCCTGCGCGATGGCGAGGTAGTTCGCGTTCTGCTCGGCCTGGTAGTCGTAGGCCTGCTGGTAGGCGGCCACGCTCTTCCGCCCCTCGCCGCCCTTGATGGTGTCGGTCAGGTCTTCGATGCTCTGCTGCAGGGACTCGTTGCGGTCGGTCAGCCGGTCGATGGAGGCCTGCACCTCTTCCGCGTTGCTCCCGCTTATCTTGTCCACCAGCTTGCCGAACCCGCCGAACGAGATGGCATCCAAGATGTTGCCGATGCCGGAACGGACGGACTTGAACAGCGTGACGAACACGTCGCCGGAAAGCACGTCGCCGATGATGCCGCTGACCGCGTTGAACACGCTGTCAAGCAGCGGGCCGATGAAGTTGCTCAGGCCGTCCTTGAACACGTCGATGATGGAGATGATCCATCCCACGATGGGCACCTTCTCCAGGCTCTCGGCAATCTTGCCCATCGCGCCGCCGGTGCCCTTGCCGAGCTGTATCAGTCCGTCGTAGGCGTTCTTGATGCCGGCGGAGGCGAGCTTCTGCAGTCCCTGCGTCACGTTCTCCATGTTGGCACGGAGTGTGGACGCCGTATCGGTGACGGCCTCCCGGTTGCCGTTCACGACGGCCTCCTGTGTCCGGACGGATTCCGAAGCGGAGTCGGCATTCTCCTGGGCTGTGTCCCTCGCCGTCCGGGCTGCCTCAATCTCCGCGTCCGAACCGTCGCGCAGGGCTTGCTCGTAATCCTCCTGCGCTTCCCTGAGCCTTTCAAGAGCTTCGGCCTCCGCCTGCTTCGCCTCGTTCAGTTCCAGCATGGACTGACGGAAGCTGTCGATTTCGGTGCCGAGCCGCCTGAAACTGGCCTTGTCGGAACCGCCCGAGGACTGTTCCATCTGCCGGACGGCATCCACCAGGTCGTTCTGGCTGGAGGGGTCGAGCCGCCTGAACTCGTCCGTCTGCATGTAGGCCTTCGCCTGTTCGAGCGCGGGCTTTACAATGTCGGAGAAGATGCCGCCGAACTCCCCGAACACGGCCGTCCAGTCGATGGACTGTTTCAGGTAGGACACGTCCAGGGCGGCCGTCTCCGAATCGCGCTGCCGCTCCAGGGCCATGCGCTCTCCGTCATTCTGTGCCTTGCGTATCTTCTCCGCGTACTCCTGGGCGATGGCGAGCTTCTGCTGCTGGTAGGTGCCGTACTGCTTCAGGTAGTCGCGCAGGGCGGCGGCTTCAGCCTCATAGGCTTCCACGGTCTCCTTCCTGCGGGTGTCCTCGTTCAGCCCGTTCGCCCGGTCGATTTCGTCCTGCTGCTGCTTCGTCAGTCCGGAGGAGTTCACGTCCGTCACCCCGGCCTTCCTGTTGGCATCGGCCAGCTCGCGGGCCTTCTTTTCGATTTCGGCCTTGCGCCTGTCATAGTCTGCGTCTATCTGCGCCAGCTTCTTGTCCGTCCCTTCGCCCATCAGGTCAAGCTCATCCTGTTGGTTCTGCAGCTCCAGGGCGATGAGTTCGTCGTCCAGCTTCTGCTGCGCCTGTCTGCGCCGTTCGGCTTCCTTTTCGGCCTTGTCGGCGGCCTTGCGCTCACTCTCGGCATCCTTGTTCTCATCGGGCTTGTACCGGTCGTATTCCTTTTTGGCCAGGCTGAGGGCATCCTTCAGTTCCTTGGCCTTTTTCTCGTATTCTTCCTGTGTCAGGCTGTTGGATGTGTCGGCCAGGAAGTCGTTGTAGGCCTTCAGCGCTTCCTCGTATTCCTTCCGCGCCTGTGCACCCCAGTCCGCGCTGGAGTTGCGCTTCAGGTTCCGGCGGTTCTTTTCGGCGTTCAGCTTGTTGAGCTGGTACTGCAGTTCGTCGCGGCTGAACCTGCCTCTCAACATCTCATTGCCGGTCGTGATGGTTCCGTATTTCTTCTGCCCGGTCGTCATCCGGGCCAGCAGGTTCTCACGCTGCCTTATCTGTTGCTCCAGCGTGTCGTTGCTGATGCCGGTCAGGTTCTCGAAATAAGCGTTGGCCCACTCCTTGCGCACCTGATCGGACAGGTTCTTCCGTTTGTTGTACAGGTTCTGTAGTTCGGTAGCTTCGCCCCCAGTCAGCCCGCCAACCTTGCGCATCCGTGTTCCGGAACCGTTGGCATCCTCCCAGCGTTCGGTGGCTTTCTTGGCCTCCAACTCGGTGATGCGCGCGTTCACGCTGTCCAGTTCGTTCTGCGGCCGCGTGATGGACTGCCCGGCCTCCAGCTCGGCGATTTCCTCCTTGATGCGCTTGATGTTCTTCAGCTTCTCGTATTCGGTGTCATACTTAGCAAATATGTCCGGGTATTTCTGTTCCAGCTTGTTCAATGCCTCGCGCCGGGTGTCAGTGGCCAGACTCTCGTCACCGGCCACGCCGCAGAGTTCCTCCAGTCTGCGGCGGTGTTCCTCCTCGGCCTCGATGGTCTTCTGCTTGGCGGCCTGGTATTCCTCCTCGGCTTCCTTCAGGCGTTCGGCCTCGGTCTTCATCGACACCATCGCGGCCACCACGCCGGCAATCAGCGTGGCCACAAGCACATACGGATTGGCGAGCATCGTGGCGTTGAGCAGCTTCTGCGCCTTCTCCACGATAACGAGCCAGCCGTAATGCAGGGTCTCGGCCACGGTCAGCGCGCCAACGCCGGCCGTCTGGAGGGCCTGCATAGCGGTGACAGCCATAACAGCGGTCTTGTACGCCCCGTAGGTACCGACGAGGCCCACCAGCACGCGACCTACTTGTTCATAGTGGTCAACCAGGTAGGCCACAGCATCCAGCGAGCCACCGATGATGCCTTCGGATTGCTGCCCGATTTCGTTCATCATCATGCCGATGCTGTCCTGAATGTTGCTGATGCGTCCGGTGATGGTCTTGCTCTGTTCCTCCATGAGGTTGTAGAACATGCCGCCCTCGTTCGTGAGGTTCTGCAGGGCCTGCTGCACTTCCGGGAAACCGACCTTGCCGGCCTCCACCATCTCGCGCACCTTGCTCTCCGTCACGCCCAGGACGCTTGCCAGCTCACGGCCGAGGGGGATGCCACGGCCCACGAACTGGTTGTAGTCTGCCGTATAAAGGCGGCCCTGCGTCATGGTGGTGCCGTAAAGATAAATCAGGTCATTCAGGGGCTGGTTCAGTCCGGCGGCGATGTTGCCCAGCCGGATAAGGTCGTCGTTGACGTTCTCCACATTCTCCCCGTAGGCCAGCAGCTGACGCGCCCCGTTCGCCACGCTCTGCAGGTCGAACGGGGTGGTGGCCGCCGTGCGGATAAGCTGCTGCATCAGCGCGTCGGCTTTCTCTTCACTGCCTAACATGGTATTGAAGGAAGCCTCCAGCTGCTGGAACTCGCCGCGCACCTTGACGATGTTGCTGACGAGTTCCTTCACGGCGAACGCCCCGGCAATCTTCGACACGGTGCTGCGGACGGACTCGGCCTGCCTGTCCAGCCGCTCCATCTCCGCCGACGCGCTGGTGGTCTTCGTTTTCAGTTCGTCCACCTTGCGCCCGGCCTTGTCAAGACCCGCGCTCAGGCGGTCGCGCATCAGTATCTCTATTTCTACGGGTTTCGTTGCCATGCTATCTCTTCAGGTTGCTTTGGAAAAATCCTACAATGTCGTTCGCCTCGTCCTCCGCGCTCTTCTCCTCCTTCTTCTTACGGACATAGCGCGGCGCGTCGGCCAGCATCATGATCAAAGTCTGGTAGTTCACGCCCTCCAGGATGTAGTCCACGCTCCATCCCGTCGCGTCGGCTATCTGCCAGACAAATCCGAAGGGGCTATGGGACGGCTCGTAGACCGTCCTTAACTCCCCCTCTTTCTTTGGCTCAGTCTCAGCTTCATCGGGTTCATCTTCCCGGCTGATCTGATAATACTCGTAAAAGGGTCGGTACCGAGCAGAAGGATGAAGCTCCGCATCGCCGCGTCCAGGTATTCCGGGGCCATCCAGTTCCTCACCGCCCAGGCGGTCAGCCCGACCAGCAGCTTCCGGCTTATCCAGCCCCGGCACAGCGTGTAGGCGACCATGCGGCTCACCTCCCTGCCGTGCGCCGCGAGGAAGGCCATCTGCTCCTCTTTGGTAAACTTCCCCATCTGCTCTGCCGTCACTCCCAATCCGAGATAGACCCGTGCCAGGCGCATCAGCCCGCCCAGACGGGGGCGGCGCATCACGACACGCAGCTTCAGGGGCTTCTTCCTGAAAGGGATGCGCATGTCCTTCAAGGGGACGGACACGCCCCTGTCCAACAGGGTGGCCGCCCCCTCGCGTTGCACCATGCGTGCGGTTGCCTCGTCCATACGTTACTCGTTTGGCGTGTCGTTGATTTCGTAAGGAGCCGCATCCGCCTCCTCCGGCTTGTTCACCTTTAACTGGCACTCCATCTTCGACACTTCCGTCAGTGTCAGTTTGCCGCCTAAGTTGGACAGGATCGTGCCGTTCGGTATCTTCATCGTCTGGCCGCTAACGAAATCAATTTCCCACGGACCGCGTATCTCCACCAGTTCGGTCGGAGCTTTCCAACCAGTGTAGCTGCCCGCACTGCCTACCAGCGTACCGCCCTGTACGGACTGGATGTTCTCGTAGTCCAGTTGGATGAGGTTGAATGTTGGCGCGATGGTCGCGTTCTTGTTGGCCAATGTCAACACCGGCGCGTCCGGTACCTGTTCGGCTTCGATGTCGGTACTCTCCGGCTTCGTGCCGCCCCAGTCCCATGAGCCCTTCTCGATGTAACCGATGAGTTTGTCGTTGAACCTTACCGCAGCAATGCCGTATATGAATTTCTTATTTGCCATTGTTCTTTTGTTTTAGAATGATGATTATTGTTGTCAATACACTCAGCAGTATTCCAACTCCGAAACCGCAGAAGAACGTTTTAACGGGGTTCGAACGCTGTTTTACCTCCGCCTCGTACAGGCCGGCCATCTCCTCGTAGCGTTCCCGCCACAGGGAAGATGTCCGCTCGTAGTATTCGACCAGCACCTGCAGGCTGTCGCAGCTCGCGTACACGGTTATCACATCCCGGTCACGACCCACCGACACGCTGGCCTGACCGCTCTTGCCGCTGTACGTTGCCAACGGGGGAAGTTTCAGGAGGCTGTCAGCCGGTATCGCCAGCCTCACCTCCGACTTCGGCACCGCCTCCGTCCGTATCAGGCGGACTTCGCTGTTCAGGCTGTCCGCCGTCGTCCGCACCGTTTCCGTCCGGGTCGTTTCCTGCGCTTTCCGCGTGCTCGCGCATCCCGTTAAGCACAGGACAGTCGTCATGATGCCTGCAGCTGTTAGCACGGTCAATGGCCTTGCGCAAACGCGCCATCTCGCGCTTCGTCGCCTGCAAATCCTTCCTTGTTCCATTCAGTTCGTCTTTTAACGGTTCCACGATGTTATCCACAAGTATCCGGGTGGCGTGCTCAGCGTTGTCAATCCGCACCGTTTCAGCGTCCGCCTTCGCCTTTTCGGCTTCCGCGTTGGCCTTGCGCACCGTCGCCTTCAGGGTCACAATGCCAATCACGGTCGCCAGAAGGCTGCCACCCAGCACGAAATTGAAAATCTCACTGAGTTCCATAGGAATGTCTGTTTATGACTTGCTTTCCGACTTTTTGGTTATGAGCCCGATGAGCCATTGCACCAGCCCCGTGTCCGCAATTCCGTTCGCCACGAGGGAAGCCCCGAAACCGTAAAGCAGGGCAACAAACCATTCCACGTCGGCCACGAACCCGACATCAAGCCACCATAGCAACATGACCGCTATCAGGCCGACACACCAGCTTACAACCTGCGTGACCAGACCGTTCATTTTCGGGAACAGGGCTTTGATCCCTTCTGTCAGCAGTACCACGCAGCCGGCAAATCCGGCAAAGGTGGCAATCATGCCGTCATAATCCGTACCAGTGGAGACATCGCCCGTCTGGGCAAACACGGCTGACACAAATCCAAGCATCAGCACAAAAAATAAAATCAGCTTTTTCATCTTGTCTTTTCATTTATTGGTTTATTCCTATTTTCTTCAGCCAGGCCTGCACATCGAATGAAGGACAGGCTTTTGCGGCCAATTCGTTATGCCCGACTATTCGGATAGACGGGAAACGCTTGAGGAAGTCCTTCACATAGGTCTCCATCGCCTTCAACTGAGCCACCGTGCGGGTATCCTTTGGGGTCTTGCCGTCAGCGGCAACGCCGCCCACGTACACAACGTGCCGGGATGTGGAATTGTACCCTTTTGCCCCGTTGGTAATCTCCCAAGGGTCTACCTGCGCGTCCTCGTTATTATCCACCAGACGTTCCACCTTGCCGTCAAGGTGTACCATGTCAGTGTACCCCACCTGCTTCCAGCCGCGTCCGCCCTTGCTAACCGGGTCGCAGTGCCAGTGGCGGATGTCCGCCGCGCTGACCTCGCGCCCTTCAGGGGTGGCGGTACAGTGGATTACAAGCCTCTGCAACTTTGCCATGCCTTACACTTCCTGTTTGGCCTGCGAGATGGTTATCTTGGCCGTTTTGGAACCGTCAGATTTCAAGGTAACGGTCAGCGTACCGCTTTTTTCACTTCCCGTGTCATTGGCTTCCGCCGAGATGGTCACGCCCGTTTCCGTTTCTTCAACGTCAAATCCGGACGGAGCCACTCCCACAGTATATTCACCGCTGGCAGTTATGGTCACTTCCTTGCTGCCGCCTTCAGCCGGGATGGTCACCGTCTGCGGATCTGCCGAAATGGTCTTTGCCGCCGGCTTGAACACGGGAGTGTCCCTGCTGTCGAGCACAACGGTCTCCTCACCGAAGGCAATGTTGGTGTCGGCCTTCATCAGCATCTTGAAGAAATACAGCTCACTGGCATTCGCAATCTTATCAATTTGGATTACATTCTCATCGTCCTGCAGGTTGACGGCGGCAAAGAGGTTACCGTCGGAATCCGGCGAGCATAGAGTGGCCACAATCAGGTCGTCGGGCCATGCGGCAAGGGTTTCAATGGTGATACCCTTGTAACGCCGCGCATTCACGTCCGTCTCGCTGGCGTTCTTGGCCTCCCGTTCGGTCAGTTCTTCATCGTACTTGTCGAAGTCGTCCACGCTCATGATGATGCGCAGGTTCGGGTTGTTGCGGATGGCTTTGGGAATGGCCTTGCGCACGGCCTTCAGCTTGCCCAGCATGGTTTCCTCGTCACTGTCCACGATGATGAGTTCCGTGTCCTTGGCCATCTGCGTGAGGATGCCGTTGAACAGATGGTTGTCATCTTCACCGAATTCGCCGTTGATGTAGTGGTCGCCCAGCTCGAACTGTACTTGTTTGGCCAACTCCGCCAAAAGGGCATTCTGCGCTTCAGGGGGAAGCGCGGCAAACACAAGGTTGCCTTTTGGTTGCCATTTGCGCCAGATTTGCTCAAAGGCACGGGGGTTGAACACGGTAAAGGCCATGAAGTCCTTCGGGTCAAGGCTCTTCTCGTCATAGTTGAAATTGCCCTTCGAGTCTTCCACGCCGGGATTCTCCTTGCGCTTCTGGAGCATCTTTCCGCTTCTCAGGCGGGGAAGGCTGATTTTCTTCTCCACACCGGGGATGACCATCATCAGCCCCTTCTCCACAATCTCGTTGCCGGTGGCGGCAAGGGTCAGCAGTTGCTCCAGTACCTCGCCGTTGTAATTGGTGTCCTTTACTACTATTGCCATAGGTTATCGCTTGTTTAATTTGTCCTTGATTTCCTGCATCCGTCTGTTCCACGGGCTCTCGCCTCCCGGCTCCACCTTCAGGTCTTCCACGACCTTGCGTTTCGGGGCGAGCGCGGCCAAAGCCTTTTCTCCTTCTTCCGGATTGGACTTCAGGATGTTCTCATACACCGGGCGTGTCTCCGCATTGATACGGCCGTCCGCTTCCGCAGCATCAAGCAACGCCTTGCGTGCGGCCTCCTTGTCAGCCTCGGCCTTGTCCTCGAACTCTTTCACGCGCTTCTTCAACGTGGCGTTCTCTTCCGCCAGGCTGGATGCGCGGCCTGCTTCCTGCGCGTAGGTCTGGGCCCGCGCGATCACTTCCTCCTCGCTCTTGCAGTCCTTGAACGAGGGGTGCTTCCGAATCTCTTCCAGGTTCATCTTGTCTTTGTTTTGTGGCTCCGTGAGCCGGTTATTGAATAAAGTGTATATCTGCTCCGGGGTGCTGCCCGCCGGTACAGGTTCCGCATCATAGATGCCGTCTATGAAACCGAGGCGCTGCGCCTCGTCCGCAGTGAGCCAATGGTCTTCGCCGTCAAAGAACCTGGACTTGACCTCGTCCTTTGACATGCCGAGCCGGGCTGCATATATGTCGCCCAGACTGTCCTCCAGACTTTCGATTTCCTCGATGCACTTCTGCATGTCCTTCTTGTTCCCGTAACAACCGCCGCTGACGCTGTGCAGCATCAGCCTTGCGTATTTGCTCATTTCCACAGGCTTCCCGCACAGGGCTATCACGCTGGCCATGCTGGCCGCGATGCCGTCCACATAGATATGCACGTCCGCCCTGCTGTTCTTGATGGCGTTGTAAATGGCTATGCCGCAATACACCTCGCCCCCGTTGCTGTTGATGCGTATGTTGACCCGGCGTCCGGCCTTCTCAGCTTCCAGCAGTTCTCCGGCCACCCGTCCGCTCTGCACGTCGTAATAGTCGCCGATGTCCCCGTAGAGAAAGATGGTTCCTACGCCGTCCGCATCTGTCTGTATGTTGAAAAACTTGTTCATGCCCATCTTGTATAAATGCGTTTATGTCCGCGATTCACGGTGCAAAAATGCAACAAATCAACGGGGTATGGAAACTGCATATTCATCATGACACTTTGCGGCGTTATCATAACGCCGTAAGTCGGCATCATGCAGGACGGCTTTCGTAAAACGGGCTTTTTATGGCAATTTTGCAGCATGATTTCCAACAAATAATGTAGTATGGCAGATTTGACGAACGCCCAGAAGAAGGAATGGGCAAAAACTTTATACCTGCGCGAGAACCTTACGCAGCAGGAAATAGCCGACCGCGTCGGGGTGTCCCGCGTGACGGTGTCCAACTGGGTACGCTCCGGGAAATGGGAGGAACAGAAGGCCGGACTGACGCTGACGCGCCAGGAACAGGTGGCCAACCTGTACCGGCAGGTGGCGGAGATCAACCGCTCCATCTCGGCACGGGCGGAAGGGGAACGGTTCCCGAACTCCAAGGAGGCTGACATTCTCGGCAAACTTTCGGCAGCCATCCGGAACATGGAACAGGAAATGGCCATTGCCGACATCATCAGCGCGCTCACCGGCTTCATTGAATGGCTGCGCCCGCTTGACCTTGACAAGGCCAAGGAACTGACCAGGCTGGCAGACGCTTACATTAAAGACAAGCTATAAACGGGAGCACACATGAAGCAATCTGACAAGATAGCACTGCTGGACTGGGAGAAATTCAAGGAAGAGATTGCAAGGGCCACACCGGTTGACAAATCCATGTCCGCCCAGGATCGGGAAAAGCATCGTCTGTACCTCGAACGTCATCCGGTGGAATGGATACAGTTCTTCTTCCCGAACTATGCCAAATATGAGTTTGCAGGATTCCAGAAACGTGCCATGCAACGTATTCTCGCACATGATGAATGGTTTGAGGTGTTGTCCTGGAGCCGTGAGCTTGCCAAATCCACCGTCACCATGTTCATCGTCATGTTTGTCACGCTGACCGGACGGAAGAGGAATGTCATCATGACTTCCAACAGCAAGGACAACGCCGTCCGGCTGCTGGCCCCTTACCGGGCCAACCTGGAAGCGAACGGGCGCATCCAAGCCTACTATGGAAAGCAGGAAACGCCCGGCTCATGGACGGAAGATGAGTTTATCACCAAAGGAGGTGTGGCCTTCCGGGCACTCGGTGCCGGACAGTCGCCGCGCGGATCGCGCAACGAGGCCGTCCGTCCGGACGTGCTGCTCGTGGACGACTTCGACACGGACGAGGATACCAAGAACCCGGACATCATACAGAAACGCTGGGACTGGTGGGAAAACGCCCTCTATCCGACACGTTCCATCTCGGAACCCACACTCATCATCTTCTGCGGCAACATCATAGCCAAGGACTGTTGCGTGGTACGGGCCGGAAGCATGGCCGACCATTGGGACATCGTGAACATACGCGACAAAAACGGGTGTTCCACCTGGCCGGAAAAGAACTCGGAGGAGCACATAGACCGTACACTCGCCAAAATATCCACAAAGGCTGTGCAGGGGGAATACTTCAACAACCCTGTTTCTATCGGTGAAGTGTTTGAGAACATCACCTACGGCAAGGTGCCGCCCCTGTCAAAGTTCAAGTTTCTCGTGGCTTATGGCGACCCGGCACCGGGCGAAAGCAAGGGAAAGAAAGGCAAGTCCTTCAAGACGGTTTCATTGCTCGGCAAACTCGGCGGAAGGCTCTATGTCATCAAGACCTTCCTCGCCCAGGCACTGAACGCGGAGTTCATTGGCTGGTATGTCAAGCTGCTGGAATTTGTAAACGGGAAGGCCACGGTCTATTGCTACATGGAGAACAACAAGCTGCAAGACCCGTTTTTCCAACAGGTGTTCAAACCCCTGGTGGCCAAGGTGCGCAAAGAACACAAAATTGCGCTCTACATACGGGGTGACGAGGAGAAAAAGACGGACAAAGCCACACGCATAGAAGCCAATCTGGAACCGCTCAACAGGGAAGGCAATCTCATCCTCAATGAAGCGGAAAAGGACAACCCGCACATGAAGGAACTGGAGGACCAGTTCAAACTCTTCACGCTGTCTATGCGCTATCCCGCAGACGGCCCGGATGCCGTGGAGGGCGGCAACCGCATCATTGATGAACTGATACGGAAAACCGAACCGCCCGTGTTCAAGACACGCAAAGACCTGCGGAAACGGAACAGGCACAGGATGTGACATTTTTAATACATACAGAATATGAGCCAATTTGTAGAACTGACTGATTATGACGCAAGCATCCACCGCGACATACTGGACGCGCTGGTCAGGGAGGACGAGACCGTCATCGAGGTGTGCGAGGACAGGGCCATCGCCGAAATGCGGTGCTACCTGTCGAAACGCTACGACTGCGACAAGATTTTTTCCGCCACCGGGGCAGACCGGAACCAGCTCGTGCTGATGATGGTCATCGACATCGCGGTCTACCACATCTTCTGCATCCACAACCCGCAGAAGCTGTCCCAGATACGCAAAGACCGCTACGAGCGGGTCGTGGAATGGATGAAGGCGGTGGCCGCCGAGGAAATATCCATCGAGGGGGCACCGCTGCTGCCGGAAGAGGAACGGGCCGGAAACTCACCGTTCCGCATAAGAAGCAACCGGAAAAGAACAAACCACTGGTAAAATCACAACGCTATGAACAAAAGAAGGAACAGAAACAAACCGGGACTCATCACCGTGGGGGGCAACCTTATGATGCCCGGACAAAAAAATCCGAATGTCATCGTGCTTACCCAGCCCAAACGCTTCGGGCTGGACATCGCGGACTATATGGCGGCCATACGCGCCGCCGAGAACGTGGACTTCTCCAGACGCTACAAACTGTATGACCTGTATGCGGACATCCTTATGGACACGCACCTTTCTTGCGTGATGGAAAAGCGCAAGAACGCTGTATTGTGTTCTGACATAGAGTTCCAGCGGAACGGCAAGCCGGACGACGCAGTAAACGAACAGATTCGTTCCCCTTGGTTCAACAGGCTGGTGGGCGACATCATCGACGCCAAGTTCTGGGGATTCACGCTGTGCCAGTTCTACCGTGACGGGGAATGGGCGGACTATGACCTCATCCCGCGCAAGCACGTGGACCCCAAAAAGAAACTCATCCTCCGTCACCAGACGGACATCACCGGGCTGCCGTGGGACGATTACGCAGACCTCCTGTTTGTCGGCAGTCCGGACAGTCTGGGACTGTTGGCGAAAGCGGCTCCGTGGGTCATCTACAAGCGGAACACCACCGGCGACTGGTCGCAGTTCTCCGAGGTGTTCGGCATGCCCATCCAGGAATATATCTATGATTCGGACGACGAGGAATCCCGGCAAAGGGCGATGGAGGATGCGGCAAACGCCGGAAGCCTCGCCCAGTTCTTTCACGCCAAGGACACGGAATTCAATCTGAAGGAGGCCGGCAACAAGACCGGTTCAGCAGACGTGTACGAAAGGCTCTGCGAACGCTGCAACAACGAGATTTCCAAACTCGTGCTCGGCAACACGCTGACCACGGAGTCCTCAGAGAAAGGAACCCAGGCTCTCGGCACGGTACACAAGAAGGTGGAGGACAAGGTCGCTCTGGCCGACAAGAAATATGTGCTTGACGTGCTCAACTATGACATGGCCGACATCTTCGCGCATCTTGGCATCAATACCGCCGGGGGAATGTTCTGTTTCCCGGAACGGAAAGACATCGACCCCACATCCAAAATCAGCATCCTCACGCAGTTGGGCTCCAGTTTCAACCTGCCCGTGTCGGACGATTACCTGTATGAGGAATTCGGGATTGAAAAGCCGGCCAACTATGAGCAGATGAAGAAGGAACGGGAAGAGGAACGGAAAAGGAAGGAGGCTGCCGCATCGCAGATCCGTAAACAGGATGAGGGTGAAGAAGGCAAGGATGACAGAAAGGAGCCGGAACCCACACCCGCACAGAAGAAATCCTTCCGCAACTGGCTGACACGTTTTTTCGGGAAAGCCCCGTCGGGCGGCGGGGCAGCTTTAGACTGGTAGTCAACCGGCTCTATGGGGCGGATAGTGGCGGGGTGTCCGCAGGCTTTGAATTTTCAGACGAAGTGCTGCAGCGTGCCATGCTGAACATTTACAGCAAGGACTTCCACCCGGCCACGGAAATTGAGGTGAACCTGTTCGGCGAAATATGGGCACAGATGAACAACGCGGCCCGGAAAGGATTCCGGGAATCCAAAGTTCCAGACCCGGACGAGGATTTCCGCGATGCCATACTGCGGAACAACGCCGTGTTTTCGGCATTCAAGGTACACCGGATGCAGAACGACATGGCACGCCTGCTGCTGGATTCGAACGGCAATCTGAAGCCGTTCGAACAGTGGCGGAAAGAGGTTATGCCCATCGCGTCCCATCAGGTGGGCACGTGGCTGCGCACAGAGTACGACACGGCAGTCATACGCGCCCATCAGGCGGCCGACTGGAAGCAGTTCGAGCGCGAAAAGGACATCCTGCCCAACCTGCGCTGGATGCCTTCCACCTCCGTACATCCGGGTGCCGACCACAAGAGGTTTTGGGGTGTGGTGCGCCCCATTGACGACCCGTTCTGGAGTGAGCACCGGCCCGGAGACCGATGGAACTGCAAATGTAGCCTGTCGTCCACGGATGATCCGGCGACTCCCGTTCCCGGCTCCACAGACAAGGACAACCCGCAGCCCGGACTGGAAAACAATCCGGGAAAGGATGCCAAACTTTTTTCCGACAAGCATCCGTATCAGAAAGAAGCGCATAAGGGTGCCCAAAAGGCCGTTGACAGGCTGACGGCACGCATCGATGAGATGATTGCCGAAATGCCGGACAACCTCACCGGGGAAGAGAAGATGGCCATTGCCAGGAACAACCTCGAAATAGAAAAGGCCCTCAATATCATCAAAGGGAAGCCGATGGATGTGGATAAGGCTGACAAGCAGAATGCCAACCCCAAATATTCAGACAAATTCATCCCGGACAAATATGGACCATATATGGACAAAAGGACAAGGGAAAGATACTCCCTGAATCCGGACTATAACGAGGCATTTGCGAACAATTGCCAAACTTGCTCCCCGGCTTATGCCTTGCGACTAAGAGGGTTCAACCTCACCGCAAAGGGGAGGACTCCCGGCTCGCAATTGGAATATCTGAGTAACGGGCATGCTTTCGAAGTCTGGAACAACGTGGACGGGACACAGGCCAAACATCTCAGCATGAATGACTGGATGGCAAAAAAAGGCTATCAAAAAATGACTCCGAAACGTTACCGGGAATTTTTCGAGGAAGCGTGCAAGGATGAAGGGGTCTATGAGTTGAGCATCGGGTGGAAAGCAGGAGGAGGGCACGCCACTATCCTGCAACGGTTTGCTGACGGGGAGTTACGCTACATAGAGCCGCAAAAGGACAATTCAAAAGGATCAAAGGATGAGTGGAAGGATGTCGCTTATCTCTGTGAAAGCGGTGCATCGAAAGTTCATCAGTGCAGGGGGATTATGCGGATTGACAACAAGCTATTCAACCTCAACTTCATCAGCATCTTTGATAAATAGGTTGATGGTGTCTAACGCCTCAAATCCGGTAATGGTAAAGACAGAACCGTTCTCATATTGGAACACGAATGGGAAACCCGTACAAGAATCTTCAGGAAACTTATACACGTAATAGTCCGCCCCTTCGTAGTTGCCCAGGTACTCGAAGGAATCGCCGTATTGCTCAATAAGCCCACGGGCCTCATTCTTTACTTGTTCCGGTACATTCATAACGCATAAAAGGCATATTGAAAGCCTTGGATGCAAAGATACATATAATTCTTGAAATACTGACAACTATGTACATAAAAGATTTCGCGAAACTGATAGAGCGTAAACGCAAGGAACTGGATACGGCCATGCGGCGCAGAATGCCGGTCATAGCCGGACGCATGGCCAAAGACCATTTCCAGGACAACTTCCGGCAGGGAGGTTTCGTCAACGGGGGACTGCACCCGTGGCCGAAAGCCAAAAGGCTCTCATCCGGTGGAACTGACGCCGCCAGCAATTACGGCACGCTGCTCTCCGGGCGCAACCATCTGTTCAGCTCGATCAAATACGTGCCTTCGGACTACCGGGTGAAAGTGGCCAACGAACTTGTGTACGCTCCCGTGCATAACTGGGGAGGGACAGTCTCCGTGACCGTCACAGACCGCATGAGACGCTTTGCATGGGCAAGGTTCTACAAGGCTTCAGGAAAGTCCAGAAAGGCCGCCACAGGACAAAAGAAAGGCCGCAGGAAGGCGTCAGGGAAGCAGACGGAAAATCAGCAAGCCTCATTCTGGAAAGGGCTTGCGCTCACCCGGAAAAAGAAGCTGGAAATCCGCATACCCCAAAGGCAGTTCCTTGGGGAAAGCCGGGAACTTGCCGATAAAATCAACGAAAGAATGGAAAAGGAAATCAGGAACATCTTAAACTCATAAATCATGGAAGAGATATTTATCGCTATCATGGAGCAAATAGCCCGTGAAATGCCGGAACTGTCGCTCATCGACGAGGACTACGGCCAACTGGAAATGGGAGCCAATGAAGACCATTACCCGGTCACGTTCCCCTGTGTGCTGATAGGCAACACCGATTCAAACTGGAATGACCTCGGCTACGGGGCGCAGAACAGCGAGTCGTTCGTCACCGTGCGCCTGGCCATTGACTGCTATGACGACACCAGCTACGCATCCGGCACCTATGACAAGGTGCGCGAACGCCAACAAATGGCCAACAAATTATACACGGTGCTGCAGTGTCTGGAATGTTCGGAGGGCGCATCCCCGCTTGTCCGGGAAAAAAGCCGGGACTATGCGCTGCCGGGATATATCAAGGTTTTTGAGATGACCTTCTCGTTCACGCTGCATGACGAGTCGGCGATGGGGTCATAGGACGGGGAACAGTTCAAGCTGGGCGGCGGTCAGACGTGGAACCTTCACCTTGGGCAGGGGCTTGATGTTCTTGTCCGTACCTTCGCGGGACTTGCGCCGGATGATGGCCATGATGCGTTCTTCGGATATGAAGAACTCGCGTTCCGACAACACGCGCAGCGCATCGTCGAAGCGCAGCCGCTGCACTTCCGTCCAATAATAGTAACGGCGGCACAGGGCCTCGTCACGCAATTTTACCAGTTTCTTGTCCCGGCCTTTTCCCATAGCTTAATTTCTTAACACAAAGATAGTTGATTCCAGACTATTTTATGCACAAAAGCGCCGCAAATATGCAAATTGCGGCGCTTCCTGTTTAAGGTGTCAACTATTCAGCCTACAGGCGGCAGAAACTCGGCTCTATCCGCGTCCACACGCCGTTTTCTGGATTGCGCTGGGAGAAGTAGTAATTGGTGGCGTTGCGCTGCACGACATTGGCTTCCTTGAACAGGCGCATGATGTCGGCATATTCCTCGTCGAACTTGTCCTCCAGCTCATAGAGCTTCGAGATGCTCTTGTAGTCCAGGTCGCCCATCTTGTTGCGTTCCAGCAGCGTCATGGCCATCTGGTACATCGGATCGTCCGCGCCTTTCTCGCTGGCCTGCATGTAGCGCTTCAGGTAATCGATCAGCCGTTCGGCGGCCATGTCGGCCCGCTCGTCAAACCCTTTTACCTTGTTGCTCTTTACTTCCAGCCGGAAGTCGCCGTCGGTGATGGTGTAACTGCGCTGCTCATCGTTCTTCACCTGCCCATACTCCTTCATGACGGCGGTAAAGGCTTCCGTCTCCTTCTCTACCCAGTCCCGGAAGCCTTTTACATCGGTAACAAGCCCGGTCACCCTGGCCTTCACCTCGTGCATGAACTCGCCGCGCAGGGCTTCGTAGGTCTCGCGCCGTGCGATGCGGTCGTCTTTCTCTTCCTGCTGCAACTGGGCCAGCAGGGCAGCCCTTTGTTCCTTGGTCATGGACTTTACGTCCACATTCTGCATGTTCTGTTCCATTGTCTTTGTCTTTTGGGTTAAATACTGTATTCTTCCTCGTAATCCTGCATTTCCGGTTCCGGCGATGCGGATAAAATCTCATGCCTTCCGTATGCCCAGTCGGCCAACTCGCCGAAGAACTCGGCCTGCTCGTCCCATTCGTACCCCTCGGTGGCTTCCGTCACCTGCCGACGTACCGTTTCCAGTGCTTTTTTCAATTCTGCATTCATCTTTTATCAGTTTTTAGGGTTTTCTTTCTTGCGGCGGATGATGCGCAGCTTGACGAGCAGCGCATCCAGTTCCTCGCCGTCCAGTTCGCGGAACACCTTCCCGGCGATCCGCTTGTTCAGGCAATAGGCATCCACCTTTCTCCAGTCGGCCGTGTCTACGCCGAGTAGTTGGAGCTGATGGAGCACCGCACTCCGTTTCCGTTTCATCTCCTTCCGCCAGGCTTCACGCCGTTCGTCATACCCGGCCACGCGCTCCATTTCATTGCACATGGACTGATATTCGTGGGTTGCCATGAGATGAAGGTGCGTGGTACGGCCGTTCGTGTACTGGTAAACCAGCGTCTCCTTGTCCGCTCCGGGCAGTTTGCCCAGAAGGGCATAAAACCTTGCGTAGTTGCGTTCCGTTTCCATAGCTTATGCGTTTATGGTCACTTCAAACAACACCTTGATGCCGCATGAACTGGCCACGTCAAGCTCCAGCTTGGCTCCCTTGCTCAGTTCCCAGTCCTTCAGCATATAGATATAATCACATCCGAGCAATAGGGCGATGTCCGCCCTCATGTGCTCCCTCCAGTGCGCTTCCTCCGGCAGCCCGTTCTTGAACGGGTTGACCGGTTCGAAGCCCATACGTTCCAATACTTTCTCCGCATCAGCAAACGCAGCCTTGCGCTCGCCCAGATCATAGTGCGCTATGGCACCGCTGATGTAAACCTTCTTGTTCATTTTCCTTTAATCTTTGGTATTCATAATGTCTTTTGAATCGTTCCGGCAACACCACCTCGTAATTACACTGACGACAGCATTGTCCTTCTTCCTTCACCGGGAAAGGATTGTAACCGTATCCGGTGATTTTACCGCCACAAATGCAGCAAGTATGTTCTTTTTCTTCCGGTATCATTGTTCCAAGTCTTTTATGTTTACCTTGCACGACGGATGCCATACCTGAATGTTCCGGGCAAACATCACGTCCCGCGTTTCTATCAACACATGCCCTCTGGTCTTGGCTTTGCGGAGCCGGAGGTCACTTTCAATGTTGCGCTCCGCCCAGTCCCGCGCCACTTCGGCAGCTTCGTCCTTGGGCAGCAGCAACTGATACAGTTTATTCTCCCATTCCATCATCCGCCTCCTTTTCGCCCGTCAGGGCTTTGGCCGCCCCTTCTTCCCATATCACGTAAGGCTCGCCCGGATGTTCCATGAAACGGCTCTTGCACCAGGCCTTGAAGCAACTCACCATAATCTTCACGTCAGCATCGTACTCCACCTTCCGGGCCGTCCGGCCTGCCGGGTGCATCCCCTCGGCATGGCTGATGAAGATGAGCAGCTTCCGGGGATGCCGTTCCTTGAACGCCTTGTAGTCCGGGTAGCTCAGGCCGCTGTACTGGAAGCTGTCGATAATCACCACGCCGGGGCTGCCCCTGCGCTTCAGCCGCTCTTCGAGGCTGTCCATCGGCTCGCGGTCGAGGATGACCAGCCGTTTCTTCACTTCCTCCATCTTGTGGCGCTTCAGCGACATCTGCAGGGAAAGGCCGGTGCTTTCCTCCAGGCTGTCGTATATCACCTTGCCGAACGTGCAGAGGTACTTGGCCAACTGCATCACGAACGAGCTTTTGCCGTTTCCGCTCGCGCCCCAGACTATCCAGACCCCGCTCCGGGCCGGACGGCCGATGGAGGCCAGCCATGGGCCGGTAAATTCATATCGGGGTATCTTCATGTTCAGCACCTCTTTGGGGCTGTAAGCTCGTTTCAATCGCATAGCCCGGTTCCTTTCTTCAGTTCGCTGATAAGGGCATCTGCATAATGTACTGCACATTTCGCCGCTTCCTCGGCAGACAGCCATACATTTGAACCATCCTTAAAATCAGGCAATACACTCTTGGCAATCTCATACCGCCGTTTTTCCCAGTCCGGCTCGTTCATCTTTCTCATTTCACGGTGGATGCCGATGACAGCATCCATCGCCTGCATCTCTATCTTTGTCATCATGCCTGCACCCTCCTCAATTTTTCTATTTCCGTATATACCCTGCGGAGCCCGCCGCCGGTGGCGTTCACGATGCGGGCGATGTCCGAGCCTTCCGGCGCGTTCACCTTGGCCACGATGGCGGCCTGCGCCTTCAGGAACTTCTCGCGTTCCCGCGCGTCGTCCGGGGTCACCTTGCTGTACGTGTCGCCATAGCGCGAAAGCATCTCGGTATAACCCACCTTCTTGCCCTCGATGGCGCGGTTGATTTTCTCCTTCAGGCCGTCCGCACCCATCATGTACCAGGCGCAGCAGCGTTCCGTGGCGTTCCACAGGGCCTTCAGTTCCAGGAAGGCTTCATATTGCAGGTCGCCGGCCTCGTCCAGCACAACCAGCGGCGTGTCTATCGTCCGCAGGTAGGCCACGAGGTCTTCATACACGTCCGAATACCGTCCGTAACTTCCCACACCGAACTCTTTGGCGATGTAGCGTATCAGTTTCAGTTTGGTCTTCACTTGCGAGCAGTCCACATACACGGCGTTTTTGTGCTGCTTCACGTATGCCTTGGCCGTGAAGGTCTTGCCAATGTTCGGCATGTCGCACAGGATGGCGGAGAGGCCGCTGTCCTGACATGCCTCCAACTGCTTGCTGATAAACACATAGGTCGGTGTCTTGGCGACCGTCCAGGGCATTTCCTCCCTCAACTGCACGCCCAGCCTCCGGGCGATGCCTATCCAGTTGGCGTCGCTCACCTGGCGGTCGTAGTTTCCTTTCTTGATGGCGTTGTACACGCTTGCCGCTATGCCCAGTGCCGTCGCATGGCGATTGTCGCTGGGATAATTCTCACGGTCGGCGGCTATCGCCCCCGCAATCCGCTGTTTCACTTCGTTCGTTATTTCCATTTTGATGCTGTTTTTAATGTCGTTCTAATGTCGTTAGATTTTGGCCACGGCTTCGGCTTCATAGTGGGCCACGTCCAGATAGGCTGAATAATCGTCCTCTTCCGTGCGGGGTTGCATTTCCACGGCCTCGGCCTTTATGCCGGTTATTGCCTTCGTTTCCTCTTTGCTCAATATGCCAACCCGCTTGATCTTGCCGTCCTTCATCATCTTGTCGAACCTGGCCACGTATTTGGCCTGATCGGTATAGGCTTCCTTGTCCGCTTCGGTCTGTTCGGCAGTGTTCTCGTTGTAGCGCGCCACGGGGCCGCAGGTGGCGACATACCGCCCGTGCTGGTAGATATACACCTCGTCAATGTTCCCGTCCTTGTCAGGCAGATAATAGGCCTCCACCTTGTAGTTCCTCGGTTCCAGCCTGCCGATGACTTCCGGATCAGGAAGGCGGAAGTTCCGGTACTGCACTGTGAAGTAGCTGTTGTTCCGTATGGTCGTCTCCGTGCGGAAACCGATGTACCGGTAAAGCACCGCCTTGTCCCACGGGGCGAGGTCGGGGTTCTGACGGGCGCAGAGCACGTCCCAGCGTGTCATGCCGGGGTATTTCTTCTGGTTCGGATGCAACTGGCCGTTGTATTCCCTAATGGCGCGGATGTCGTCTGCCACAAGCTCGTCGTAGGTATAGGTCTTCACCTTGTAGGTGTTGTTCTTTTCGTCATACACCTTCTCCTCCTTTGGCCTGTTGGCCTCCAGCCTGGCCCACCAGCGGCCTATTCCGGCCTGCGTCCGCTTCTCCACTCCGTACTTCTTCTGGCGGTTGAAGTGCTCGGCGCGTTTCTCGCGGCTGTTGCCGGGGTTGCACCAGCGTATCAGGGGGAAAACCGTGCCGGCCTGCATCAGCCCGTCGGCGAAGTCGCTCACCAGGTGGTGCTCCACCTCCAGCTCCGCCGGGATGTACATTCCGTTCCGGTCAAGGGTCTGGAACATGTTCCTCATGCAGTCAAGGAACAACTCGGCGGTCTTCAGACGGTTGTAGGCGTAGCCCACCACGGCACCGCTCACTACATCATAGGCATAGTAGGCTTTTACCCTGTTGCCATCTTTCATGGGACGCGGCAGGTCGCGGTCATCGAGCGAAATCTTGCTCAGCGAGTACTCGCCCACATGACGCAGATGGTAAGGACGGTAGGCGTTGTTGAAATCCCACTGGCTCATGTGCAACTTCGCACGCAAGGCCTTGTTCTTGGGATTGTTCAGATAGGCCGCCACCGTGGCGGGGCTGAGCACTATCGGATTGCCGTCCTTGTCCGTGAAATCTGCCGGGTTGAGCACCTCGCCCGTTTCCGGATCGAAGAGTTCCAAGTCTCCCTGCACGAACATGTTGTATTGTTCCCATACCGTGGTATTGAATGGCTGTTCCGGCTGGCCGTCTATTGCCAGCAGCAGCCGCTCGATGCCGTATGTTACTTTCCGGCGGTTCTGGTTCATGAACTTTCCGCTGATCAGGCTTTCGTAGCCTTTCGTCCGGAACTCGCTCACTTTCCGCTTGAAGTGGTTGGCACTCATCGGCAGAGTGTGCCCGAACTCCGACTGGTAGTAGCTGATGGCACCGGCCATCTCGCCCCAGTTCACCGGGCCGCCTTTCATCGCCTTGCGCATCAGCACCGTGTCGGCCATCACCGCCAGCACGCTTTCTATCACCGAAGCGTTCACCGTGTACTCCTGTATGTGTTCAGGCGGCAGCGCGTCGCCGTTATCAAAGCGGAACTTCGTGTAGAACTCCCGTGCCCTCGCGTCGATGCGGAAATGGGTGCCGAACCAGTTTTTCAGAATATCCTCTTTCATATCTCCGTATTTTAGTTTGATTTTTTCTTGGAAGCGCAGGGGCATCGTGGCTATTTCCACAAGGGCATAGCCGCCTTTCCCCCTGCCTTTGCGGACTATATTGATTTTTCCCCTTGACGCCAGTTGTTTATAGTTTGCATCAGACATGATTGGAGCGAGTTCTTCTTCGGAAAGAGTGGACGGATGCACGCCTTTCAATGTCCGGCTCCTGCTGTAGTCGGCAACCCCGTTCACAATGACGGGACGGTCGTCATAAGTCAGGTCATGGTATGATATGCACAATATTTTTCCGAAATACTCCATCGTTCACTCGTTTACAATGCGGCCGCCATCAGTTCCACCTCATACTGTAACTGCATGAAGTCAGGAACATCCAGTCCTTTGTAGCTTTCTTTGCACTGGCCGTCTACAAACACTTGGGTTTCTTCCGTTACGCGGTCATACACAATCTTCACTCTCGCCCCGAAAGCCTGCTCCATCTTGTTCTCACATTCATTGAATACGGTGTCACAGTCCGGCACATAACCGTCCGTCAGTTTTCCGCCACGTTTCAGGGCAAGCTGGCGTATCTTCCGCGCCTGATCGCTGTCGCGCTTGAAGTTCAAAGCCTGCCATACGGCTTGGCGGGAACACCCGAAAGCCTTCATCAGAAAGGTTTTGGTCTCGTTGTCTGTCAAAATCTGCTTTCTCATTTGATTATCATTTTGAATTGTTGTTACCCTTGTGTCATAAATCGCGCATAGCCTTTTCCGCAAACTCGTTAACACCCGATTCCTCATTGCTGAGTCTTTCGTAAAGCCGGGTGCCTCTCTGCAGTTCCTCACACAGCACCTGCAATGCTTCTTCGCACACGCACGACACGTTCTCTATCACCCGGCAGGCATCCGAATCCTCCTGTTCTACTTCTGTCATAAGATCCTTAGCCAATGCCAGGGCTTGGTCGGCAATGTTCTGCGTGTGTGTCACGCTGCCGATCAGAGTCCGCAGTTTTTGCTTGTACTGTGCCTCCTGTTTTTCCTTCAATGTCTTTGTCATAGTCACCAGTCTTTTGATTTGTCAAACTTCGTGGAGCGCGGGGAGTCGAACCCCGGCGGCTGTCCTACGCTTTCATACTTTCGATTTCGATTTACCAACTTTCCGGCCGCGCCGTCCGGACCGCCCCTTGCCCGTCTTTCCGGGCTGCCAGTTATCCGGCAATCTTCTTGCCTTGTTCGTCAATCATCGAAAGAATGCACTTTCGGTCTTCATCCCAAAGCGGAAGCCCCAATTCGATAGTCCGCTTTACCACATCCGTTTCCCCGACCAACTTCACTGCCTGATTCCGGAAATCGGTATCGTCATACGCATGTGCTTTCCCTATCAGGAAGTCGGCCAACTCGTTGATGGTGCTCTCTTGGCGTTTACATTTCATCTCATAGTTCAAGACCCGTACATGTACGTCTCGGATAATCCGGCTATCCCCGTACTTTTTCCATTCCTTGCAGAACTCGTCCTTATTCATTGAGGTGTTCAAATAGACCGCATGGATGTAGTCAAACTCCTCCTCTGTCGGCTTGATGCCTGTTCTATCTTCAAATTCTTTCTGTGTCATATCGTTCTATTTTAATTCAATTCTATATCTATCGCATCCAATAGGTTGTCCGTCCTCATGCTGTTAACCGAAAGGATGGCTTTCTTGATACCATTATCCTTCATCCACTGCCTTGCCTTGTTGATGGCGGCTTGCTTGTTGCTTCCGTCCGGGATGAACGCTCCAAGGTCGTTATAGTTCCCGTCGGTCAGTTCAAAATAGTAACGTCTCATATTCCTTGCTTTTAAATTCGTTAATCTCCAGCCAATTTCGTATCTTTGGCCGCTGTTTACTTCTTAAACACGCTGCAAATATAATACGCTATTGCGAATAATCAAAGCAAATGCGAATAAAAGTTCGCAAAATAACACAATTTATACGCTTATGACTATAAACGAACGATTTGAAACCATAATTGAAGTGCTGTTTAGAGGCAACAAAAGAGCATTTGCCAAAGCAGTAGGAATAAGCCCTACCGTAGTAGAAAATGTAGTTGGAGCGCGACAGGGAAAACCTTCCTACGATGTAATAGAGAAAGTTTGCGCAAATGCGAATATATCCGCTGAATGGCTCATCATGGGGAAGGGGAATTTAGTTACTGACATGTTCGAGATTCGTAAACCCTTAAGACTTTCATCTAAACTTGATGATGAAGATGAAACAGATAATAACAACAAAGACACAGATATTACTGACATTTCAGATCAAGAAGAGCATATAGCTCATCACACCTCCGAAAACAGTAATGAAGGCATTCCTCTTATCCCATTGAGCGCGATGGCCGGAGCGTTCACAGGCGATACGTCCGTGATGGAATACGAGTGCGAGCGATATGTCATCCCTGCATTTAAAGGAGCTGACTTCCTTATTCAGGTCAAAGGCGACTCCATGCAGCCTACATACTATTCCGGCGATCTCGTGGCCTGCCAGCGTGTCCCTCTCAATGATTTGTTCTTTCAATGGAACAAGACATACGTGCTCGACACCGCGCAAGGCCCTCTTATCAAGCGCATACGGCGCGGATCAGACAATGAACATATCCTCATCGTATCTGATAACACGGAATATGAGCCATTTGAGTTGTCGAAAAGTCAGTTTCATGGCGTGGCTCTCGTGCGTGGCCTTGTCCGCCTCGAATAACACATCGGGTAGCCGCAAACACTCCAATGAAGGCGCACGCACACCCTTTCGGGCGTAATGAAGGTATGAGAACTAAGGGAAATCCCTATATATCAGTTCAGTTTCCCTTATTATAATAAGGAGTAACCGCAAAACAAGTGTCGTTTTTCCTCTTTGAAAATGGTGAAAAACGGCACTTGCTTGCAAACCTTGTTCAGTTTCCTATTTCGGGCGTACACTCAAAAAAGCTGTTTTGTAACCCCTAATGTAACCCCTAACTTCATAAATATGTAACCCCTAATTGTAACCCCAACTGTAACCCCAAATCAAAACGGCCACAAAAAAGGGGGCATTTTGCCCCCTCAATCAGCATTCAAGGAAATAACGTCCGAAAGCCTTTCTAACGACGCTATTTTATCGTTCTAACCGCCAGTCTTTCCACCGCCTGAAATAAGCGTAGACTGCTTGATTATAGCCTTTTTAGTGCATACAGTCCCATTCCCAGACAGCCCGGCGTGCAGCAGGTAATTCTTCGTTGCTCCCACCTGTTCTGCCGTCAGAACCGTATATACAGCCGAAATACTGCTGAAATACCAGTCTTTCTGCCTCGTTCCGTCTATGTTATGCAGTAAATGCACGTGGATAACCTTTGCCATATCGTATGATTTGCATATGCAAATATACCAAATAATTATTATTTGGAAGAAAATCAATAATACAAAATCAAGATGCAACATAAAAAAACGGCCATAAAGCCGCCCAAAATCCATTCCCAATAAAATGCCCACAACACCACTGAAGGAGCGGACACAGGCCATAAAAACCGCCTCAGAAGCCCTATTTAAGCAATATGCGCCCAGTGATGTAAAGATCCGGCTCCAGAACTACCCATAAAGCCCCTTTGATGTAAAGCCGATGTAAGCCTGATGTAAAGCTGTGAACCGCTTCGAATTATCTGCCGCTTTCTTATCCTCTCTCGTAACTACCTATAAACAAACACCTTTCCCGGTTTTTGCCTTCACCATTGAAAAACCGCTTCGTTATACGCCCCATA